CGATATGGATGCTTATATCAAAGCAGACCCGCATTACACAAGCCTGATCTATCTTGACAGCATGTATGACGGAAGCACTACGGTATCCAATGACAATACGGTGCTCGTTGTAAAAGTCCCGCTGGAAGCAACCCGCTTTATTGGTGCAAATGCTACAGAAGAGCAGCAAGGCTTGATGTCCCCGGAAGACAAAGCGAAACTGAACGGCGTGCCGGAAAGCTTTACGGAAGCGCAGTGGAAAGGTGTGCTTAGCGCAACGCATGTGCACACAAACATTGAAGTGCTCCATGCGTTAACGCCTGCCAATCTGGCAGACATTCAGACAAATTTCCCGAAAGAAATTTACGACCTGCAAACCACTCTTGGCGACATCCAGACAGCGCTGGACTCGTTTGATCCGTCGGCTTGGGTTGTGGGCGGATCCATGGAAATCAGCGGGGCAATGACCGCAAATCTGCCAAGCAAGAAGTCTTTTGTAGGCACATATCACGACACAACAAACGATGAGTGGTACAACATCGTTTCGGTCAGACATCGCAACGGATACAACGACGGAAACAAATCTGGCATGGCAATATATTCCGATATGTTTGAAACCGGCAAGCCTAAATGGAATGACAATCTTAAATGGAATAAGCAGAATGCTGACGGAACGTGGCAGGGTGTGCGCACGCTGCTGGACACGGTAAACTATAGCAATCAGATGGCGGCGGAACTGACATCCGAAAACCTCAACAACGAAGTTACAAACGGCATCTTCGGGCTATTTTACGCGGCTGCAAACAACACATGCCAAAATACGGCAGTTCCAGGTGATGCGTTTTTCTTGATTGCCATTCGGATTGCGGCAAATCTGAAAATGCAGGTTGCTTTTTATCCGCATAACAACAAAATGTATATGCGGTCTTGGAACGGGAAAACATGGACAACATGGCGGCAGATATAGGTGCAAAGGGGGGAGAGATTGGACTGGACAGAGATCATCACCGCCGGCATTGCAGCGGCAGGGGCTGTTGCAGGCTCTGCGCTGATGCAGAGCAAGACAATGGCGATCCTGAAAGAACGCCTTGACGCACTGCGGAAAGACGTGGAAGTGCTGTCAAGGCGTGTGGACAAGCACAATGGGGTGCAGGAGCGTGTCCTGCTCGCCGAGTGCAAAATCGAGGAACTGGAAAAGGAGCTGAAGAAATGAAAAACCGGAATTGGAAACAGTGGCTGAAAGCAGCCGGCATCCGGGCGGTCAAAACCATGGCGCAGACTGCTGTTGGCGTCATCGGCGTGGCTGCTGTGATGCAGGAGGTTAGCTGGGTAATGGTCGGCAGCTCTGCGCTGCTGGCAGGCGTGCTGTCCGTGCTGACAAGCGTGGCGGGGCTGCCGGAGGTTGAGGAAGATGTCTGAAAGGAGCTGGAAAAATGACGATTACCAATCAATATCTGACACACAATCGCCCGTACACCAAGCGGAGCCGTACCGATGCAATTGCGATGCACTGGGTGGCAAATCCGGGGACTTCCGCCGCAGCGAACCGAAACTACTTCCAGAACACTTCTACCGAGGTGTCTGCCAACTACATCATTGGCTTGGTCGGCGAGGTGATCTGCTGTATTCCGGATGGGGAGGTCAGCTGGTGCACCAATCAGGCGAACGGCTACACTGTAAGCATTGAGTGCTGCCATCCGGATTGGACTGGCAGATTCAATGACGCAACCTACAAGTCTATGGTGGGACTCACAGCGAGCCTGTGCAAGAAATACGGGCTGCATCCGCTGAAAGGCGGTGTGATCCGCCATTTCGACGTCACCGGAAAGAATTGCCCCAAGTGGTTTGTGCCCAAGTCCAAGGGCGGTTCTGACACAGAGAATACTCAGCACTGGCATAAGTTTCTGGCGGATGTCGCAGCGCAGATGGGACAGGGCGCCGCAGCCACAAAGCCGTCCGGCTCTGCCGCCACAAAGCTCCGCTACGACTGGAAGCAGGGGCAGCGGGTGCAGCTCTATAAAGAGAAAACGCAGCTTTTCGCCAATGAATCTGCGACGACACCCGCTGGCTACCTGCCCAAGGGCACGTACTACATCTATGACGGCAAGTGCTGCCGGAATGGTCGCTATCGTGTCACCACCAAGGCAGAGTACTGCGGCAAGATGCCGGCGGGAAAGTATGTCACGGGGTATGTGAGCGTGGATAATTTCCGGGAAGTATAGCGGATAGAACTGTGGTAGCAATGTAAAAAACCGGCGGTGCAGCAGGGGGAGGATCTTGTTTGCACCGCCGGTTTTTGTTTATATAAAAAAATCAGGAGCACCGTCGCAACGCCGCTCCCTTTAAAACTGATTCAGTTTTTATATTACATACATTATTATACCATCTCAGCGCTTAGAAGTCAATGATTTTCTTTAAAAATTGAAAACTTGAAAGTATTATATCATTTTTCTGGAACAGCCCTAAATATTTATGTTCAAATCGCACAAGAACTCTTTGTATTTCTTTCAAATCGTGATGTAAAATATCTTTTGGTAGGAATGTTGAATTCCCATATCGTTTATTAGCGAGATATAATACACACGCAAATTCATGCAATGTTCGACACTTCAATCTTGATTGAATCATTGATTTTGTACACCCTTTTTTCGAAACAAATGTCCGGACAAATGAAAGTGGACGACACTCGTTTCCTGATAAATCATGCAGAATGCAATTGTTATGTGCACAAGCGTTGCGAATACTTTTTATGCTATTTAACAGCTTAATAGGAATAGGACTATCTTTTTCATAATATTCGTAATAAAATTTGTAAAAGCGAATTAATCCGCCAAATGTAATAGATTCTAGTAGAACCCATATTGGCATATCAATGCGATACTGTTTTTCTTTGTCGTTCTGGTAAAATGTGTGATAGTACACGTCATCTTCATCATCTAAATGTTCACGTTCTGAAATATATTTTTTTAGCAAATCACTTATGTAACCATTTCGTTGAATGCTTTTTTGTAAGATATCATTTGCTGTATAATAGTTATTCTTAAAAAAGCTAGTAACAATTGCATACGCATCTTCTGGTTTTCTTGTTTCAAAGTCTTTTAAAAGAGATAATTTCAGGCAGTGTTCTATGTCAATGCAAATTCCAAAAATCTGTTTTCTGAGTTGCAAATCTAAAATTGCAAGTGCTTTCAAATGAAAAAAATCGAGATTTATATATTTCCCCTTTTTTTCACCCAATTCCGCTTTTTGAAAGTTCTTTCTATATGCATACAGTCTTAGAAAATTATTTTTTTCTATCAGATATTTTGCGGCATCGTTTTTCGATATTTTTTGAAATGTAATTCCCTTGCTTTCCATTTTATCAACAAGTTCTGTTGCGGAACAGTAAGGTTTTTTCTCCAGCATCGGAGAATGATATAATAATGTTTCCAAATTTATTTCACCGTCCTGAATCAAATAAATGATATTTATAATTATACCACAAAGTAAATCACAATTCAAGACTAATTATAAGAATATGGGAAGAAAAAGTTAAATGCTTTTAAAGCATGATGACCAGATTTTTTCACACGTTTATTGATATAATTGATCTCTAAAAATCCTTATAAACCCAAAATAGCAGCGACGCAACAGATTTTTTGACTGCGTCACTGCTAATTTTCGCTTTATCTCCACAGCGAACCTGATTCTTTTTTTCATGCTGTTTTTTTGCGGAAATGTATGGTTGTACATAATACTGCTTGTTGACTCCCACAACCATAACCGCACTGCACAAATGATACAATTGTGCAGTGCTTTCTTTTTGGAAAAATGCCGAAAATGCGTGGCTTTTTCGGTTTTATCAAGCAAAAACAGCCTGCTGTGGAGCGTTTTCCCGGCAGGCTGTTTGCGTTTCTGAAACAATAAAAAAACGATAGGGTAAAATAAAACGGTAGGTCGGGGCTATCGTTTTATTGTTGTAAAATCAAAAATTAGAACCATAAAAAATGCCATGCCGGGAAAGCACATCTTCTCAGCATGGCATTTTGTTTCTATGAAATGTAGATTTCTTCGTAAAATCCGCCCATTTATTTGCAGAAATTTCAGACAAAACAGCATCGAATCTGCTATCATTATAGCAGATTTTCAGAAAAAGTAAAGTATATATTTCTGAGAATTCATGAATAAATCATCAGAATCGGAGAAAAAGCAGGCGTTTTCTTGCTTTGAACAGTCCGAAAACTTGTCAGGAGGGATTTCAAATGCCGAGAAGAGGCAGCAACATTTACAAGAGAAAAGACGGTCGGTTTGAGGGACGTGTCCCGATCGGTCATAAGGAAGATGGATCACTGAAATACAAATTTGTATATGCCAGAACGCTTTCTGAGGTAAAGGAAAAGATGGCACAATTTCAAGCTGTTTTGCAGAGCCAGCCAGTTTCTGCTTTGAAATTGACCGTGGCAGAGGCATCTCGTCAATGGCTTTCCG